TGGCGGAAAGTTTCGAGGGCTACGGGCCAAAAGAACCCCGACGGTACGGATATTAAGCAGGATATATGGATCGACGTAGTACGGGTAGGCATACCGTTTCAAGAGCTTATCACGGAGCGAAGGGTAGGCTTTATGCTTTCCAACCCCGTGGAGATGGAAGTTATCTGGGATAAGGAAACGGACAAAGAAAAGCAGTTGGTCGATATGGTCAAACGTATTTTGGATGACAACAAGATGGACTATAAAAATAAAGAGATACTACGCCGGAAACTATCAGAGCTGGAGGTCGCCGTCATTTGGTACTATGACGAAACGGGCGAAGCGAAGCCTAAGTATACCCTAAAATGTAAGATTGTTTCCCCTTCACTGGGGGATACCCTTTACCCGTTGTTTGACACTGTGGGAACGATGATAGCTTTCCGCAGGGATTACGGGCTAACGGAAAACGGAAAAATAATAGAACATTCCGATATATACACCAAAGAATTTGAATACAAATATGTCAAAAAGGACAGTGTTTGGTCTTTAGACGGTAATCCGATACCTAACATAGCGCAAAAGATTCTTATTGAATATTACTGCCAAAAGAAGCCGGTATGGTACAAAGTACAGCCGATGATAAGCAGACTGGAAACCATCACCAGCAACCACGGGGGCATGAACGATAAATTTGGCGCGCCGATGTTTATAATATCCGGAGAGATACAGGGCGAGATAATAGACAACCAGACGGGGAGCGTTATGCAGATGGAAAACGGAGGGGCCGCGAATTACGCTCAATTAGCTTCAGAACCGGAATCGATAAGCCTCGAACAAAAGAACCTTGAAAAGTTTATCTATACGATGTCACAAACGCCGAACATATCCTTTGACCAGATGATAACTATTGGGGCTATGTCGGGCTTCGCCGCGGAAATGCTGTTGACGGACCCGCACATGGCGGTACGTACCGAAGAAGAAACTTTTGGTATAGGATTACAGCGCAGATATAATATTATCAAGGCCGCGATAGGCGCGTTAATAGACACCTCATTGGCCGCCGAAAGCAAGACGGTACAACTTAAACCCGTCATCACTCCTTATATCCCGCAAAACGCGAGCGAAAACATCGATATGCTGGCCGCCGCCAGGATAGCCGGAATAATGAGTACCGAAACAGCAGTAGAGAAAAACTACCTTATTGACGACAAGGATATGGAGATGCAACGCATAAACGACGAAGAATCACGACAACCACAATTATAACCAAAACAACAAACATGGCAGAAATATTATTTTTAACAAAAAAAAATTGTATATTTGATGTATGAAATTATCTGGTATTTATAAAATTCAATCTATTATTAAACCAGAACGTATATACATTGGTAGTTCTGTCGATATAAATAAGAGATGGTGTGAGCATTTAAAGAGATTAAGACTATGTAAGCACGAGAACAAAAAAATACAATATCATTTTGATAAATATAAGGAATCTGATTTAGTTTTTATTATACTTGAACCATGTCTTCCTAAATTTCTTTTAATTAGAGAGCAATATTATATTAACGTATTAAAACCATATTTTAATATTTGCAAAATAGCAGGAAGTCATTTGGGGTGTAAAAGATCGGATGAATCGCGATTAAACATGAGTATTGCACAAATAAGAAGTGGGAATAAGCCTACTGATGAATGTAAAAGGATGAGTATAGAAGCGCATACGGGGTTTACCCCATGGAATAAGGGAATTAAAACAGGGATTAAACCTCCTACAATTTTTAAGAAAGGGCTAGTTCCGTGGAATAAAGGAACTGCAAAAACTAAAATAAAATGGGATGGGATAGTAACGGAAAAAACTAAAAGTAAATTAAGATTAGCGCGAGCTGGCAGAAAGCCGACACTTGGATTTAAGCATTCAGAAGAAACAAAACTAAAAATGAGTAAATCGCACGCAGGACATATCCCATATACAAAGCCAATTTTACAATTCGATAAAGAAATGAATTTTATTAAAGAATGGACATCAGGTATAGAAATAGAAAGAACTATAGGTATATGTAATAATAACGTTTCCCGAGCTGCAAACGGGTATCAGAATAGTGCAGGTGGTTTTATTTGGAAATTTAAAAATTAATTAATATGGCAGAGTTACTTTTTCTCACTATAAATTCGTCGGACTCGTGCGCATTTTATCGCTCAGCTGGAGTAATCAAAGACCTACGAAGGAAAACCGACCATAACATTAACCTGGCGCAATGGGACCAAGCGCGCATAGATTGGTCGTTTATATCCCAGATGGATGCTATAATGATACAGAGGCCCTTTTCCAAAGAAGCGTTAAATCTTTGCGGGTATATCAAACTATTGGGAATTAAACTGTGGATAGATTATGATGACAACCTTTTCGCCCTTAATCCCGAGAACGATGTATCAGAGATGTATGATGATACTAACATCAAGGAAAACATAAAGGGTATTTTGCGGATGGCCGACGTTGTGACCGTGCCGACGGAAAATCTAAAACAGGATTATTCGGAGTTCAACAAAAACATTACTGTGATACCCAACGCTTTTAACGACACCATATTTTTCAGGCCGAAAGAATTGGCGCCGAGAACCAACAATTGTGCATGGCGGGGACCAAGAACGCACATATGGGATTTATTAAGTCATATCAATGAAATTAATCAGCTTACCGAAAAATTTTCCGATTGGAGATTCGTTTTTATGGGGTTTAGAATTGATAAATCTGTATTATATTATTATTTGCATAATACTAATAATAAAGCGCATATACCGTCTATGGACCCTGTTATATATTTTAAAGCGTTGATGGATATGTCCCCTTCATGCCTTCATGTTCCTTTGGCCGATAACCCTTTCAATAGGGCGAAGAGCAATATAGCGGCCATTGAGGGAAATTATGCCGGTGCTGTTTGTGTGGTTCCAGCATGGTGGAATATGCCGGGAACGATACCCTATACCGACGGGAAAAGTTACTATGAGGGCATAAAGTCCGTATTATCGGGAGAAGTGGATAAAGTAGCCATGAACAAAGAGGCATGGGATTATATTATGGATTGCCTGCGCCTGTCAAAAGTCAATGAGCAGAGAATAGACATTATAAAATCACTCTTATGATATCAATAGATATATATATTAAAGACAGCGAAAAAATAAGCGAAAATGAAATGATGGGCTATGAAAAAAATGATCATATTTATAGTTTGGTTCCATTTTATTTTAAAGAAGACCATCTTTCTGGATATTGGGAAGATGTTGAGATAGATACGCAAATGGGAACAATAAATATAATATTTTATGTAGGAGGGTCCTCTTTTTGTACCCCCTATTCAAAAGAAACAGAAACAATATTAAAAAATTGCTTATTGAAATAAAAATAAGTGTTAAAACATTTGTTTTTAATACTTAATAGTTTATATTTGTTTCAGCTTATAACACACTATGAACGCAACAACCAAAAAAAAGTAGCCCCAAAGATAAGCGCAACAACCTCAGGGTGTGTTAATAAGCTCGTTTATCGGAGGGGCTTTTAATATTTAAAGAGATGAGATTATTTAAAAGAATTAATGATATTGAATTAAAAATAAATAAAATTCAAAAGGATATTGATCGTCTTGAAATAAATGAGAGAAGATTATGGATATTAGAACACCCTGAAAAGTATAAGTTTAATGATAAAGTGTCCTGTGTTGGAAATGAAATAAATGGCGATGGGATATGTAAGGGCGTACATAGTGTTTCTGTTCCTGATAAGAATAATTCTTATTATTATAGCCGAAGAGATTGTCTTGTTGAGTTGAATGGGGCTATACGGGTCGTTGATGAACGCTTACTGGAAAAAATAGATAAAAAATAAATACGTTATGAAAGCAACAGAATTAAGGATAGGTGACATTGTTTTTGATAGAAGATATAAGCTATTGAGAATAGATGAAATATCAGAAATAAGTGTTTGTATGAGGGAAGGCGGGAGCGCCTACACAGAAGAGTTTGAATATTTAAGGCCAGTTCCGCCGATAGTTAAATGGGCGTGTAATATAGTAAAATTAAGAATATGAAATATTCGGTAATCATGGCCTCGCTCCTGCAAGATTATCCAGGAAGCGCGACACAAAAAGACAAAAAGATAGTTAGGGCGATCCAGTCGGTACTTTCACAAACCTACCAAAACATTGAATTGATAGTCGTTGCCGATGGTTGCGATCTCACGGAGTACATTGTAAACAAACACTTCACCGACAAGCGGCTCAAACTCATTAAAGTGGAACATAAAGAACTTTGGAGCAATACGCCGCGCAACGCCGGAATAGCTAACGCCAAAGGTAAGTTCATCCTTTATATCGACAATGATGACAAATGGGGGGAAAACCATATCCGAACTATTGACAACCAATTAACCGGTGAAGAAGACTGGGTGTATTATAACGATTGGCGGTGGAACGGTAAAGAGTTTATAGAGCGTCAAATTGACGTTGCACTTTACGGTCATTGCGGAACGTCCAATATTTGTCACGCTTCACGTTTGGGGCTTAAATGGGAAAAAGCGGGTTACGGCCACGACTACTTGTTTATCCAACAACTACGGAAGTTTAACGGTAAGAAGATCGACACGCCGGAATATTATGTATGCCATGAAATCTAACGACAAACGTATAGAGCAATTTAAGAAAGTCCAAAACGAGGGATTAGAATTGTTCCATAAAAAGAATACAGACTATGGCGATTCATTCGCTGATTACGGTACTATTGGCATCCTGATCAGGATGGGCGACAAAATAAAAAGGTTCGTAAGTATCAATAAAAACGGTGTTTCGCTTGTCAATGATGAGGCGTTACGGGACACACTTATAGACCTTCATAATTATTCGGCAATGGCAATAATGTTAATGGATGAAGAAAAATGAAAGCCTTTTTAATCACATATAACCGACTCACGCTACCAAAAAACATGGCCGACTTCCTGTTTTCTCACGGAGTTGACCCTATTTTCGTGGACAACAACAGCGACTACCAGCCTCTTTTAGAGTACTACGAAACAACACCCTACCAAGTTGTCAGGATGAAAGAAAACTACGGTTATAAGGTCGTATGGGAACAAAACCTTTTGGAAAAGCTGGGAATAACGGGCGAATACATCGTTTCAGATCCCGATCTTGATTTATCGGGCGTACCTGAAGATTTTATCAATATCTTGAGGCTGGGATTGGCCAGATACCCGCGATTCGACAAATGCGGCCTATCGCTCGAAATAAATGATCTGCCAAAAACCGATTATTGTCCCGCGAATTATGAGGAACAGTTTTGGCGAATGCCCTTGGATGATATGTATTTTGAAGCGGCGGTTGATACCACTTTGGCGCTATACAAAGTACCTTACCATTCTTTTAACGCCATGCGCACCAACAGACCGTACACCTGTCGCCATATGCCGTGGTATTACAGCGATTTCAGGGACATGCCTGTTGATGAACAATATTACTTCGATACTTGCAGGGAGTCGCACAGCATGGGCGGGATATTTACCAACACGTGCAAAGTTTGCGGCAAGGAGTTTAAAGGAAACAGGAATACGGATATTTGCCCGAATTGTAACGAATAACCAAAGATATGACCACAATATTAATGACATATTTGAATCGCCCCGAATCATTGCAATGGACGCTCAAATCATTACTACAATACGACCCCAAAAGTTTCAATGTTATCATTGTCGACGACAACAGCGAAAAGGATATTATTTTGCCAGAGTTACCCTATGATGTCAAGGTAATAAAGTTCACAAAAGAGCCGTGGGTGCATATTTACACCGGTATAATAAACATGGGCCTGTATTACGCCGTACAAGGGGGCGCGGACATTATCATAATGCAACATTCGGAATGTTACCATAAGGGCGATGTTCTGGGATACGCCCAAACGGTTACGGAAGATTATTACATATCATTTGGCTGTTACGCTCTCGGCAAAGACGAAACACCGGAAGCGTACGAGATTATCGATAGGCCATGTACCGTGGACGGTCAGCGATCATGGTATAACCACCCCATAATTAGGCCGGTAGGGTTTAACTTCTGTTCGGCCATAAAAGCCAAAACGCTTATCAAGCTCAATGGCTTCGATGAACGGTTTAAGGATGGATGCGCCTATGAAGATGATTATTTCCTTTATCAAATAAAGATGCTTGGTCTTCAGGTCGAGATAACCAAAGAGCCTTTTGTCTTGCATCAACACCACGGCGTCGCTTGGGACCCTAATAAATGGGGAATAAACCAAAAAGTACTTATGTCATTGGTACAAAACAAAGAATATAGAGCTAAACACATATTAACACCCGATTTATGATATTAAAAGAAGACATTAAAAAACTTGTCGAGAACCACGGTGCGCCGTATATCTACAACAACCAACGCTTTGAGCCGGGAAAGACGCAAATATATTATTCCGGTCCTTATTGGGATAATGAAGAAATAATTGGAGCCGTCGACGCTTTGATGAACGGTAAATGGATTACCGCCGGCGAAAATGTCCATAAATTTGAAGGTCTTTTTAATAAGATGTTCAACACAAAATACTCCATGATGGTAAATTCTGGTTCATCGGCCAATCTTGTGATGATAGCGGGACTGAAGAAATATTACGAATGGGACGACGGTGACGAGATAATCGTTTCCCCTTCCGGCTTCCCGACAACAATATCGGTTATCTATCAAAACAGGCTTACCCCTGTATTCGTGGACATAGAATGGGAAACATTGAACTTTGATACCGACCTTTTGGAACTGAAAATTACCGATAAGACAAAGGCCATATTCCTTTCGCCGGTACTGGGCAACCCTCCGGATATGGACAAGATAATGGATATTTGCGCTAAAAATAACATTAAATTGATACTTGACAACTGCGATAGTCTGGGTTCGACGTGGTACGGTAAGCATTTAAACGAATACGCCACGGCATCGTCGACGTCGTTTTATCCGGCCCATCACATAACTACCGGCGAAGGGGGTATGGTGTCCACCGACAATGAAGACCTTTACAAGCTGATAAGAAAAATAGCCACATGGGGCAAAGATTGTTACTGTATGGGGGCGGGCAATTTAAATATGGATGGAGCTTGCGCCAACAGGTTCGCCCAATGGCTTCCGGCTTATGACGGTATAATGGATCATCGGTATATATTCTCAAACATGGGATATAACCTAAAACCTCTAGACTTACAGGGAGCGATAGGATTGGTACAGTTGGCTAAATTCCCAAAAATTAAACAACTGCGACAGATAGCCAAAGCTAAAATAGAGATAGCACTCACGGACAATATCGAAGGTGTTCGTGGTGTTTCTACGATCAAAGGAGCGGATGTCAGTTGGTTCGGTACTCCCTTTGTATGTACGGATAAACATTTAAAAAGAAAGCTGGTAAGGTACCTTGAGGACAACAAAATACAAACACGCAACTATTTTGCCGGTAATATACTCATGCACCCCGGTTATTCATTTTTGGATGACTATAAAAAATATCCGGAAGCAAATAAAGTCCTCGATTTGGTGTTTTTCATCGGTGCCGCGCCCTTTTACGGAAAGGATGTGTTTGATTACATTGAAGAAACGGTAAAGAAATTCAAGCCATGAATTATTACGTATCGGGATCATCAGGTTTTATAGGAACGGCGATAACTACATATTTGCGTAAGATCGGCGAATCGGTATATCGTATTCCGAGACATAAAACAAAAAAAGAGCTTATTCAGT